TTAAATCAAGAATTAGACTTGCAAAAAAAATTAGAAATTCAAGCTAAAAAAAGTTTAGATAATGCAATAAAAAATGGAATAAGCTCACAAGGTTTAGCAACATTATCAAACGACTACAATAAAGCGCTAAAAAATAGAGTGTTTACTGAAAAACAAATTGACATAATACAAAAGCAAAGTATAAAAAATGATGCAGACATTATTGAACTTAAAAAAGAAACAATAGGTTTAGAATATCAAGAAGCAAAAATAAGAGGCAATAAACAAGAAGAAAGAACAAGACTTAATTATGCTGAAGCAGAAAGTTTATATAATCTTAAAATTGCAAGATTAGAAGAACAAAGATTAGAAGCGGAAAGCAGAATGAATAATAAAGATGCTACTGATTATGGTAGGCTTCAAGCAAGAAAAGATTTTTCAAATTTATCTATTGAAATATTAGATGAGCAATATGCAAAAGAAAAAGCTATATCTGATTTAAAATTTAAAGAAGATTTAGATAAAGCAAATGAAATTTATGAAAAAAATAAAAAGAATGGATATAATGATGTTCAAAATTCACAAGAATGGGCAAAAGCTATTCAAGATATAACTAATAGACACAATAATGAAATAGAATTAGAAAATATAAATCATTCAAAAAAATTTAAAGATTTAATGTATTCTGATGCTACTTTTAATGAAAGAATATTACAAGAAAGATATGAAAAGGATAAAAAGTTAAGAGATAAAACTTATGATGAAACAAATAAGTTAAATGAATTGATTAATAAGGCAGAGCAAAAAAAATATCAAAAAATAGCTAATAACGAAAAACTAACATTAAAAACAAGACAAGAAGCATTTCAAGCATATCAAGATTTAGCTTTAAGACAATTAGATGTACAAAAAACACTAGAATTATCTAAATCAGACCCGACAGAATATGAAGGTATTATTGAAAAGTACAAAGAACTTAAAGATGCAATTACTGAATTAGAAAGTCCTTTAGATAAAGCTAATGAAAAAACAAAAGCATTTATAGAAGGTTTCCAAACAGAACAATTGACAAACGCATTAAAATCTTTTGGTTTAGAAAGCGCAAAAATGTTTTTAGATTTTGATGCAAATGGGCAATCTACATTTAGCAAACTTTTAGAAGGAGCTAAAACAACACAAGAGCAGTTTGCAGTTACTTTTGGTGCTATATCAGAAGTTGCGCAAGAAGCATTTAATACAATAGCTAATGCTTCGCAAAAAAACTTTGAAGCTGAATACAATAGACTTGAAGAACAAAAAAACATAGCTATTGCATTTGCTGGAGATAGTACATCAGCAAAAGCAGAGATTGAAAGACAATACGAGCAAAAAAGAAAAGAAGTAGCAAGACGAGAAGCAAAGGCTAAAAAAGCACAAGCAATGGTTAATATAGGTATTGATACAGCACAAGCTATTGTAGCTACTTTAGCTAAAACTCCTTTACCATTAGGTTTGCCATTTGTAATTATGACTGCTGCATTAGGAGCTGCTCAATTAGCAATGGTTGCTTCTCAACAAATACCTGAATATTGGAAAGGTACTGACAATGCTGAAGGTGGTTTAGCTTGGACACAAGAAAAAGGTCGTGAGATAATTACAGATAGTCAAGGCAGAGTTAAATCAACAGGTAGTGATAAAGGAGCTGAATTAACAATGTTATCCAAAGGTGATAAGGTATTTACTGCTGAAAAATCTGCAATGATGTTTGACAACAGTTTGAATAGTATGTTGCTTAATAACGGTGTAGTTATGCCTAAAATCGAAGTATCAATGGACACTCAAATATTAGGAAGTAAGTTAGATAAACTATCAGACACAATAGCATCAAAAGAAAGTTTTTCAATAGTTAGAGATGCTAAGGGAGAACGTATTTATCAAAGAAATCAGAATGAACGTAAAGAATTATTAAATAACATTTTAAATGTAAGAACTTATGGCGTTTAAGCACTATTTAAACTTTTTATCGTTACCAAGTGTAGGAACTATTGAAATATCTGAACCAGTTGGGTTCGATGGTGCTTCGTATAAAATAAAGCAAGATGATAAGCGTTTTGGTAGAGATATTATAATTGCTAATGAAGATACGGAATTAACGTTTACAAGGGATTATTTTGAGCAAATACAACTTACTCAAATATTACCTGATGGCGAAATATTTAATTATGCAAGTCAAGGTTTTGATTACATATTAGATATATTCCAAAATGATGGATGGGAAGGTAAAATAGAATATATTATCGAAAAAGATGGTAATCAATTTACAACGGGAGTTTTCAGTTATTATACATCATTAGTAGAATTTGATAATATAAAAGTTAAGATAATTCAAAATACAAATAGAGAAGTTTTAAAAAGATTAGAAGATACCGATATAGATGCTTTTAATAGTTTAGCGTTAGATGGCAGAGAAATTGAACCTTGCGTAACTACTAATATACTTTTAAAAGCTAAGCCAATAGTAGGTATAAGTAATTGGGCAAAATCTTATGATAATTATAATTCTTTATCTGTTAGCAGATTTTATAGTTTAACATTAAATAGAAATTTAACAAATAGTAATATAGCTAATTCTTTAGTTTCTTTTTGTGATGTTTTATTTCACCCCTTAGATGGTGTTAATAGAGAAATGACTTTTCAACAATTTGTAAACGGAGGTTATGATTATATAAATGCTTCTGAAGGACAATCAACAAAATTAATAAAAGCACAAACTAAAATAACGAATATAAAAGTCAATCTTAAATTTAATGGAAGATTAAAAAGTAGAAGTTTATCAGGAAATGTATTTATATATTACATAATGAAATCAACTCCAAGTCAATTTTTTAATAATTATTTAGCAAGAAACTTTGATAAAGTCATTGAAATACCAGTAACATCAACAACAACTTATTTGGATTTAAATTTAGATTTAAGCTATGAGTCAAATATTGTTTTAGAAGCTGGAGAAATATTATATGGTGGTTATAGTGCATTGAACGATACTTCTGCCATAGATTTTCTTGTTTATGATTCTAATGTAGAATTAAATGTTACTTCAACAGCAATAGATACTGTTGTTAATGGCATAAGGTTAATAGATTTGATAAAACATAATGTAAAATCTATTGTTGATGTTCCAGTAATAGCACCTGAATATGATTTAGGAGGTGAGCATTATGATAATTTTGCTTTTAATGGATTGTTATTAGGGCAAATAACTAATAAACCTTTTTACAATAAGTTTAAGGACTTAATGAACATTCCTATGGAAACTTGTTCAGACTATCAAATAAACCCTGACAATTTAGAAATATTAACTTATTCTGAATTTTATACAAATGAGGAATTAGCTATATTTGATGAATTGCCAAGTTTAAATACTTTGTCTAAATTTTCAAAACAATATTCATTAAAAAATGCAGAATTTAAATATAGTAAATCAAGTAGTGAAAACACAACTAATAGAGAAAACTCTATTGATGATGTACATACTGAAACTCAAAAATATATAACTGATAGTGTTGATGGAAGTTTAAATGTTCAAATAAAACATATAAGAAGTGCTTTTTTAATAGAACAAGCAAGACAACGAGCTTTTGAAAATCAAGAAACAACAAGTTTGCAAAATGATGACAATTTATTTTTGCTTAAATGTACTGAATTATCTCCATCAAGTCAAGGTAGATTTGGAGCAGTTTTAGTTCAAACAAGTAATAGTGTGGCAAATAATTTAAAAATATTAAATAAGGATTTAGAAGGAAATGGAATAGACTTTAATTGGACTTTATTAGGATTTGGAGTAGATTCAACAATTTACATAGACGAAGGAACAAATAGCGGTCAATACACAGTAATTTCAATAACTTCAACTATATTAGAATTACAAAGTTTTTCAGGTGTTCCAACATTTACTGGAGAAGAATTTATTAAATTAAGATGGTATTATACTAATGTAAGTTTAACTAATCAAACTAATGAAGGATTTGAGTTAATACAAGGAATTGCAAATTCTGATAATTATTCTAATTTAGAATATAGTTGGGCAAGAAATATTAAAAGATGGTATTCTTATTTAGCAACTTCAACTAAATTTAAACCTAATGATGTTATTAAAACAAGTTCATTTAAAGTAAATGGTGATTTAGTAACAAGAAAGATAGGTGAAACTGTTAATGTTTCTGATAGTGCTGATATTTTAAATAGTGAAATTGCAAGTTTGAAAATATTAAATCCTTATCTTCACACAGTAAAAGTATATGCTGATTTTGAAACTGTTACTCAATTGATAATTGGTATTAGAGATATTAAAGGTTATGTATCAGTAAATCTAAACGATGGCAGAATGATTAAAGGATATATTCAAAATATGGATTATACTTGGATTAGCGAAGAATTAGATTTAACGATTGAAGAAAAGTATATTAGTGATTTTATGACAATAGATATAGAGTTGCAAGATGATGGTAAAACTATCACTACAATTGAACAAGCAAATTATCCTATAAAAAACAATTTAAAATCATTCCAAATTAATAATATTTTTGTTACTTTGTACGATTCAATAGATAATGTTTTATTTCCATCTACTAGATATACAAATATTTTAATAAATGGAGTTAAATATACAGATATGACTGAGTTTTCAGATACATTGACAGAATTAATAAACGCACAAAATGAATGATTTAAGTTTTATTCGGCTAGAGCCAAATTTTAATGATGCAAAATATCTAAGAGCAAGTACAGCTACGACTATATTTTACAACGGTCAAATTATTCTTTGTCCTAATCAAGTATATTTACAAACTACAAATACTAAATTAGGAATTGCTTTTGATGGTAACTTTAAAGTTACTATTATAGATTGCAATGAGAATGAATTACAAAACATTACTTCTAAAGTA